TTTGAGGTCAATCTTTTCACGTACACTAATCTTCTTCTTATTGTCTTCGTCTTCGGACTCCTTCAGCGTGGGGTCCTCGACACTATTAGGGGCAATTTCAACTTTCTCCTTAAGCTCAACCTTTTTAGGAGAGAGAGAAAGACTTTCCTTGAGGTCTACGATAGAATCCTTAAGGGATTCAACGGAACGGTTGGAAACCTTTTCCTGGTCCGTCTCATAACCGAGGCTCTCGCGCAGAGATACATACATATCAAGAACGCTCTCTTTAAGCTCTGCCTTTGTGTTCGAGATTTCCTCTTCAAGGCTCTCGCGAAGAGCGGTCTCGCCCTTGAGCTTCTCATCGAACTCAGCCTTCTCTTTCGTAAGAGACTCGACAGACTCAGAAAGCTCAACCTTCTCTTTTTCGAGAGCTTCAATTTTTTCGGTAGCTTCCTTAAGGTTTTCCTCAAGCTCGACGGCTTTCTTCGTCTGAGCATCAAGCGACTCCTTGAGAGAAGCAACCTCGGCGGTCAAATCTTCCGCCGTAACTTCTTTCTTCGCCATATTGGCTCCTTTCTCCGACGGAATAGATAAACCGTCTTCTTGATTATCTTCTGTATATGATTCCTTTATTACGGTAGGCTTCTTAGACGTGCTTTCCGTAGCAGGATATACGGCAGTCTTTTGAGAGTAAGGGTCGGCCGGAACTACTACGAAAGATAATTCTTTTCCTTCAATAGAATAGATATCCCAGTAGCAAGTTTCGCCATTATAATTTCCGCCGCGCTCGTGCCCATTCGGACATCCTTCTTCTGCGGACTCTATATGAGAACCGCAAACAGAACAACGAACGTCGTGTGCTGTTGCCCCAATAGAAGTAGTAGCAAGCAGGCCGGATTTAATGTCCTTCTTGGCTCGCTCATCTGGAACATTTACCGTGAACTTCAGAGCGGGGGTACCCGAAAGAGTGTTTTTCGTAACGTACTCAGCGTCAATAATACGGCCGATAATTTGTCCGTTTTCTTCGTTGTGATGCTCAATAAGAGGTTTTCTATAAGGAGCAGTCCAAGTGGGGACGGAGTTCTTAAGGGCTTTCGGCATATAACGAGTAAAGTTACGAGTAGCCGCCGGCGAGGCGTGAATCCCTTCAATCTCAACCATCAAAGAATCTGGGTCGATATAATTATCTTTCTGAAGTGCGAGTGCTCCTTCAGTCAACTGAATCTCGCCAGAGGAGACCGGAGTAGTAAACTTAGCGTCTACATATTCTTTAATTGCAATCGCGATAGTTGGTCATCCTCCTTTCTTTGATTTTGTCGATGATAAGGAACACTTACAATAAGGATGAAAGGCCGGAATGTCTTCTAAACTAAAAGACTTGGGATTAAGAACTGACTCGTGGTCTTCTTTGTCCTTGGAGCCCTTTCCGAATTGTACGTATACCTTATCTATATTTAGAGCCTCGCAGGTTTTAATGTAGCCGTACCAATAAGCTTTGGCGGCGACATGTTCTGCAAGGAATCTTAAACGATATTCTGTTTTATCGAAAGCTGCCTCTTTTTGCTGAAGTGTAGTTGCTTCCTTGTATCTAGATTGAATATCTTTAAACATATTATCAAGACAATCATCTATCATATCTGAAAGTTGTTTAGAAGAGACCTTAAACTTGTCCGGCTTCTTCTTTGTATCTTTTATAGCTTGATTATACCCCTCTTGTGCTTTTAAAGAGGTGTGATTCTTTAGATTAGAGGCTATCCAATCTCGAGCAAGCGGAAGTGAAGCGTAGGCGCGCGACCCGTCTTCGAGTACATCATTACGCACTTGTTGAAACTTCTTATAGATATCTTTAAAAACTTTCTGATAATCTTCTATCCTGTCTTCCTTGGTTTGGATATTCTGAGATGATTCTTTAATCTTCACAGAAGAGGTTCCATGTTGATTCTTAGGTTGAATCATATTGGTCGCGGTCTTAGGTGCTGACTGAGATTTCTCGGGGCCCGGCTGCACACTTCCGGAAGACTGTCCAAGTTTGGCTTGCAGTATCGCTATTTCAGCCGGAGTCTTAATCATATTCTGGTAGAGTCTAGATTCGTCTACATCATCAGTATCAAGACCGAGGCGTCCGCGCATCTCTTCATAAGGAATAGCGTTTCCTTGGAAGAGATTCATAGCGTGTGTTTCCATCTTAACTCTAGTATCAAGGTTAATCTCGTTGAACTGGAACCGGACAATATCTGTAGGTTCAGTTATAGGATTATAACCACCTTCGAGAAGAAGTTCGTTAAACATTAATTGTTCAACGAAGATGGCAATCGTACGTTGGAAGAATTTAATAGAATCATGTACCTGTTCTTCCATGCTGTCCGCATCTTGTTTCGCGCCGCCTCTTCCTGCCTGAGCATAAGAAAGCGACAGTGCAGTGAAGACGCGTGACTCAAAATAAGAAAGATATTTAGAAGCATCAAGAACCTGACCTTGAGAACCTATCGCGTTGAATTCAGTACGCTCATTCGTGATGATGATACCGTCATCGGCGAGGCGCTCAATTTCTTTTCGAGCATCCTTAATCTCTTGGTCGGTTGCCATGAAGCCCTGCTCCGGAATACCGATTTTCATCTGGTAAAGTGGAGCGGCGTATCTATAAATAAGACGAAGAACGTTGCCTTCAATCTTTCTTAACATTTTAACGTCTTCTAGTGCAGCTTCGATACGAGGAGTGCCGAATGCGGCGCCGCCTTTCTTATCTATATAGAAGTGAATGACGTCTGTTGGTTTATAAGCTTTCTTGTCGTTACCAACTTGCTGTTGATAGTTCTTAATAACGCCCGTCTTATCTCGTTTAATTTGAACGGTGGTGGGGTCTACCCTGAAGTACCCTCCGACCGGTTTCGCATCATAGATACCCTTGGCCTGTAAACCTCTGATGTTTGTCATGTCAATACGAGACTTAATTAGAAACGCGTTCGAGTACAAGACAAGGTCCTCGGCTATTTGCTGAAAGACAAGGTCAATCGGTGTACCTGTCATGAAGGACATCATATTAAGACGTTTTGTTATGTAGTCAGCTGCATCATCATTTTCAGAAACAATGTTATAATCTGCCTTGAAAATGAGCTGAGTGTATTTCGTGAACGCAAGTTTAATGTAAGAATCGGTGCCGACGGCCGCCTTTATTTCCTTAAGGTTCGACTCCGGAGAAGCGAAGTCTCCGTTAGAAGTGTCGTTGATGTTTCCAACGGCTTTTACAACGAAGTTCTTTATATTGGCGTTCGTAATAGCGCCTGAGGTTGACCCGCCAGCTTCGCGAGTATCTATCTCTCTCAGGGAGAAGAAGTTCTTTATACTATTAATAAGTCCGATAACTCTCTTCTCCTTTCTAATTCCATGTTATACCAGGAATTTTTTCTGTTTTCTTCTTCAAGATATCCTTGGCTTTGTTAAGAGCATCTTCTTTAGCTCGATTGGCTTCTTGTTTAACAGTGTCTGTTATAGAGCCGAAGATTCCTTTAGCGGTGTTTTTAAGGGCGCCGCCGAACCCTCCACCAATCATGGGTGTCGTAGAATAATCTTCTGCGTTCGGAGTATTGATTCCGTCCTTCGGAAGTGCCTCTCCAGAAGAGGCTCCTGTCGCATTATTACCAGGTGTTGCATTTTGTTCGTTAGAGTTACTGGTTGTATTATTAGAACTAGATGAGGAAGGATTAATCTGTCCCCCTTGCGCTGCATCTATTTCCCCTTGGTCAAACGCGTAAATATCTACTCCATTTTGTACAAGCATCGCTTTCGCTTGTCCTTCTTTAATCGTCATATCAAGAATGTCATTAACTAGAAGGATGGAAGAATTAAGATATTTATACATGGAGTAGAGAGAAGCTGAGTAGGCCTTATCGTAAGAAGAGCGCGCCTCTCTCAAAAGAGCGTTCGAATGAGATTGCGTATAAGTAGAGGAATCTTTATACTTCTCTTTATAATATCGTTCTCTCTGTTTTTCTGCTACATGCCAAGCACGCATATGTTTAAGTGTATTATCAACACTATGCGTCTTCCTAAAGAGACGCGTTTTATGGTCGCGAATCATTTGAGAGCGAACGATATGGTCCTTAAGATGTTCCAAACCTTGACCGGACGGAACCTTAACTTGAGTTCCCTCGAAATTCTTCGTTAAATCCGTGATGTCTTCCATTCCTGTTTCAGCCATAGCCATTAACATCTGTTGGAAGTATCTCTGAAGAACGAGTTGTAACTGCTGCAAATAATATTTATCTAATCGCAGAGTGTCTCTTCTGTATTTATCTTGTATCAGTTGTACAAGAGTCTTTGGTATGCCTATTTGAAGATTGACTAATGTTTTCTTTGGGAAGAGACTTGGAAGGTCTGCAAGACTAGGATTGTCTTTTTTATCTATATGACCAACATGATTAACTCCGTCAGGAAGTTTTTTTGGAGTAACCGGTTTATATTCTATCGGAGGTTCTTTAGGTTGATAACCGCGCGGCCAAACTACGTTAACTCTCTTCTTAAGTTTTTCGACAGTCTTCTTTAGGAATTGTAAATCCTCTGGAAGGTCATTCATAATGTCTTCCAACTCTTCAAACTGCTCTACGATTTGAGCCGGAGTGTCATCGACATCCGGAGGAAGTGGCGCAAGAGGTTGGTTTTTATGAGTAAATTCTGCGTCAGAAAGATAATCTCTTTCCGGTTCTAGTTTCGGTACGTGAAGAAGATTGTTTTTCTGTTCGTCCATGAAGACCTCCTTTCATACTCTTCTTATTACGTGTTCTGTTCTCACTATAAGAAAAAGGGGCGCTTGCGCGCCCAACCTTTTATGGCTATTCTTCCTTCTACTCTACATTCACCACATACTCCTACCTTCTCCTCCATAGCCACCCCTACTTCCCCAAGAGGAAACAGATACGTTTTGGCGGCCACCCATTGGGACTTTAACCCATTTCTGATAGTCTCCCTGGCGTTCACCAGGTTCTTTGCCGATTTGTCTTATATCGTTCCAAGGATTAGAAATAGGAAATGTTATGGAGCGAAGAGCAGCATTTGCATCACGAGATGTTAGAACATCTTTCGCGGTTAATATAATAGAAGAGTTTTGTACTTCTTTTATAGCTCCTGTTAAATCAGGGAACTTAAGAACGAACGCAAGGTGTGCGAGACCAAGCGCGTCAACGAAGTGCTCGTTCTTAGAAGTGTAGACGGGCAAGCCGGCCTGAGTTATTCTTTCAACACTATAGTCAACCAACTGTTTGTGAAGCGTATCGTCAAAAGGAGAAAGTATTAATCTATCTCGCTCAAGCGTTAACTTAAGCTGGTTGACCATAAATTGCTTGACCTGTTCGGGGTGAGATTCTTTTGTGACTGGGTCTATAATTGGAATCTTCTGGGAGAATTGGTATCCTACAACCTTATTTTTAAGTCCGGTTTCGGGATGTTCATCTCCATATATATGAAGGCGTTCCAATTGATAGTCCGTTCGTTATTATCTCCAGGCTTTTTATCCTGGACTCTGGAGGTTTCCCTCATTTGAGATAAACTCTCTTATCGACCTGTCTATTCAGGTCCAGTCTAGCGTACGTTTTGACCCACTCTGTTAAGAGCTAGGGTCGCGAACACTCTTGGAGATATTATTTCAATCTCTACGCGTTACGGGGGTATCAGATAGCGGCAAGCGTCTCTGATACTTCCCTCGGCGTTAGCGTAGGAACGTAGTCCGGAAATATTTCATCCGGCGGCATTATTTCCTCTACAGCCTTCGCCGATTTTGCTCGCTTAAGTCTTTCGAGTCTTTCGACTGCGAAGCGGCGTTTTAGTTCAAACCAATATCGTTTTCTGTTGTAAAAAATATGAGCGTCTTTATAAATTGCATCAACCAGTTCTATATCGGAAGAAACGTTGAGGATACTCTTAAATCTCCTGTAGTAGTATTTCTCTTTAACTTCTTTTCCGAAGTTAGTATATCCATCTAAGAATCCTCTGACGAAGTGGTGTACAAGTTCAGGGGCGATAGGGCGTGGAGGAATGGCGCGCGAACCTTTCAAGTCATTTGCCAGCTTAAAAGACTGAACAGAGTACTCATAATAAATTGAGTCTTTTTCCTTATCAGGTTCCAGCTTAACTTTCGGAATTACGCGTTTATCAGCCGCCTTGATAAACCTTGTAAGCTTTTCTAATTGATATTTAGAACGATGTCTAAACGTTATGGTTCCTCTCCAGGAAGACCCCGCTGAACAGAAGAATCCGAACCAGTATACACTGGCTTCTGTGTCCAGATTATGAAAAGGAGTTTCTTCTACTACCTTATCATAAGGAAGATTCTGTTTCATCTTTCTTGTTATCTTATAACGTTTAGACATTTTTACGCTACGCTCCTTATTATCGGTTTGTTATTATTGGTCACCGTATCCCCGGTCACAAAATATCCATGAAGGGTTATATATTTGGTTAATTCGGATAATCCATTCTACTGCTCTATCGAGCGTATATTCGCCGCGCGGCACTTCTATTCGTTTAATGACCTTAAATGCGTGTTGGTCTGTATCAAAGTCTAGAACGAGGATGGAAGAGCCCGCTTGATAGGCGTCGAAATCTTACATTTTTACATGTAGACTATTTCTTTATCTTTTCAGACACACTATAATTCCGTTATTTTTATTATAACGTACTTCCGTTTGGAATAGTCGTTGAACCTCTTCTTGTTTAAAAGACGGCTGCGAGTTATCTATTGACCTTCTCGCAATTTTTAGTGTTTTTATTTATCCAGATATTTCTATCTGTTGGGGCAGATTTAGTTTACCCCAACGCACCTAAAAACATTAGGCGGCGCCGGATTATCTTCGTCATAAAACAACTTTTCTATTTGGTCTTGATTCTCTATATAAGAAGGAAGCTCATCATAAGTATAAAGGTCTCTCCTTCTCGCGAGGTCAAGTTTATCCTTATCAAAAACACCGGTCTCTTCTGTTCCGAAATCTGCCAGAACTTCATGTATATACTGTTGCTCTGTAAGCGTTTGTCGAAACTCGAGCTCCATCTTTTCATCCCAATTTGGATTATCCATACTTGGATGATAGTGTTGAGAGTACAAAGAGTCTTTTTGACATAGCGACCAAAAAGTTCCTCGTTTACCGGTTGGAGTTGACGAGGCTATAACCTTAATGTCCGGACGTTCGCCCGCAATCATCATAACCGTTGCGTAGTCTTCATCCGGCATATACTAATCGTTCTTATCCTGAAGTTCTTTATCTTCAGCTCTGGAGATTCCTCTCATTTTCATCGATTGGTCATTTCCAATCCAGTATAGACTATTTCTTCCGCTCTATAGAATGTTTCTCGACGATAAGACTATAGAGGGTTTTCCCGCTTTCGTGGAGCATTTATTTCAGCTCTAGTCGTTAGACACTATCTCTTATGAGACTTGGTAAGGAATTGTCCTTATTGGAGTTCTTCCTTTTAACGGAATTTTAGTTGAACAATATTTTTATCCAACTCGTCAAACAGTATCAAATCCCCGCGCTGGCCCCTCACGCTAGCAGCGCCAGTGTTTGATGAAGCGCCGGTCGTAAAACCGATAATGGCAGAGTTCTTATTTCCGAACGTTATCATGTAAGGAGAGTTAATCATTCGGGTGACTTCCATCTTAAGGAGAGGGGAGTCGTGTATGAACTCTCTCATTCTCATGAAGGCTAGGTTAATCTGATTTTCGTAGGGAGCAATAAAGAGGACGCGATAATCATTATGAGTATATGCGTTGTATAGTGCTTCTACGACCATAGTTTCAGATTTACCGGTGTTATGAGTTACGAAGTCATTCGCGACGAAATTATGATGTTCGTCTACTTCTATATCATATGTTAACTCTGTTCCTTCTTTTGCGAGATAAGTTATTTCTTCCCAGTGATAATCTTTAGGAAGGGGCTTGTTTATGAGGTTAGAGAGGGCGCGCAATTCGAGTTGGCGCAACTCTTCGTCTCTGCCTTCCAGTCCGATTAGTCTACAGAAGTTAACAATTGAGTCGGGGTCTTTTATAAAATTTGGTTCATAGAGGTATCTATGCCAGACCTGTATATTAAACTTCTTAAGTAGATTCCGGACGCCTCTGTCTATATCGGGAGAAAGTGAGAATGATATAGAAGATGAGTGGACTCTCGCGTTTAATCCGAGAAGAAGTCTTAAGTATTTAACGATAGACTCTTTTGGCGCCCGCAAAATCGCCGGGGGCATATAGTCGTCTATTGAATGTTGTACTGGACTTTGTTCTGCATCACTAACGTAAGTGTGCTTCTTTCTTTTAGAACATCTATATTCCCATCTCTCATTTATAGGGGAAGCTACATATTCAGATGCAAGAGAGTTCTCGATGGGAGAAGAATAAATAGAACCGGACTCTTCAACACCCATTAAACTGGTTTCTCTTACTTCATAAATAAGGTCTGCTTTGGTAAGAGTTTGTTCCAGTATTTTCTCTATCGTAGGATTATATTTAGACCAAGGTGCCGTGAAACAGGCCAACATGACGATATCATCATCAGGTATTTCATCTTTTCCGAAGAAAGCAAGATTGTTCGCGATTGCTACTTTATCTCCGATACAGAGTTTAGAGGCTTCGCGCCAAACTTTCTCTTTACCTTTTTTAACGAGAAACGGATGGTTTCCCGTTACGATAATAGAGTTGCCTTTAGTTCCCACGGAGATAACTTTCTTTTTTCCGTTATACCAGCATCGAGCAGTTGCCTCTACAAACTTATCTTGTTCCAAGTCTAGCGCGATTATCTTAAATTCTTTATCTTCTAGACTTTCTACTGGAACAGTATCTCCGTTAGCTAGAGATATTTCACTTGCGCCGGTTAGGCATCGTCGGCCGCAACGATAAACCTTACGAAGAGAGTTATCTCGAAGCATTTCTTCCTGATAGTCTCTTGCTTTCCACGGCCCCTTTTTCTTTGTAGCTGCATCATTAGAAATTAAGAAGGCGCGCGCCCACAGAACAGGGTCTGACATTATTTTCGCGAGCTTCGCTTTTTCAACTGAAGAAAGTTTTTTCTTACTCA